TAAAAATCCCAACAGCTTACAAATTCTATTCTTGGTACTCTAACTTCTAAAGGCTTATATGTTCTGTTGCCTTCTTCGTCTGTATCCCACTTGTTAAGTTTCTTGTTAAAGTTAAAAGGACCTTTGACAATCCCTGTACCAAGTAGTGATGCTTCTAATAAAGCATTACGTATTTCTGATGAACCGTGTGACTCTTCGATTTGATCGTGGATAAGTTTTTCCATTCTCCTTGCTGCACGTTGAGCTGGAGATAGATCAAACTTCTGTGGGTCAGGGCTGAATCCTTCTTGGAGCATTCCAGCCTGTTCAGCTTGTTGTTCTAATGAGTCTTGAAACAATCCTCTGTTAAATGTAGCACCGGGTCTTAGTACTCTTCCATCACCTTCGTAACCTACATCGTAAGGATTGTCAATTCTGTTTCCAATGTCGTCAGGTATTTCCATACCACCCATTGGAGTTTCAAGTCCTAATTGTCCTTGATCTAAATGAGCTTGACCAAACTCACCTTCAGGTATTCTTGTTTCTTGAATACCAATTGGGAACTTACCTGTTCCAAAGATAACATCAACAAGTTGTCCAAACGCTGCGAGTACTTTTGTTTTTGTAATCTTTACAAATACTCTAGACTTTTCAGAGTCTCTAAACTTAAGAGATTTATTATAAAGACCTCTATAGTTTTCATAAGCACGTAACCAACGTCTTTCGTCAGTATTCCTTGCATCTTCAGCTTGATAAAATCTTGATTGAATAATACCTACAAGATTTTCTTTTTGACCAAACTCTAATGCAAGATTCTTACCTGCTTCGCCTTCTACTTCTTCGTAAAGGTTGTCAGCGTTTAAAAATGTATTTTCGTTTTCTGCCATACGTTATTAATAACCAAATGTAGAATCAGTAGGTTGGTATATGTCCTGCTTGATTCTTAACATCCTTTCATGAGGATGATCTAACCTAGGTCTGCTCATGATTAAATACCTTAATGCATCATAAGCATGGTCTGGCGAATAAGTATCCACATCTTCTGGATTACTTTTCGACAGGGGTAGACTTTGCAATTCTTTTATAAGGTTCGTGCACGTATTAAAAATTTGCAACCTTGGTCTACCACTTCTTTCGTCACGTCTTAAATACTCATGTATTTGAACTTTACCAGCTACACGGTTCTTATCAGCTCTGCGAAGTTTATGTCCTTTCAACATTAACATCTCACCGATAGTCGGACCAGTATAACCAGTCCTTGCCCATGCTGCTGTATCTAATACACCAGTAATAGACTTGACTTCGTTAGCTTCCATATCGTTCAAAGTGTCCCCGAGCACCTCACCTGTAAGACCTTTTCTGTATAACTCTCTGTATATAATGAGGGTCTTATCTTCAGGGTCTATTGCTCCCCAGAGACAACAAGATTCAGAAGCATAACCATAGTCAATACCTTTTGTTCTTTCCCACCATGTCGGTAACTCGAAAGGTGGTATGACATGTATTGACGTGTCAAACTCTGCGAAAGCTGCTCCTTCATTTATTTCCCAGTTACCTTCAAGCAGTTGTTTTCTTTGTACTGCCGGTAACGAAAGAAGCATCCTTTCATATTCACCGTCTTCAGCAAGAAATGGATTGTCCTGTAATCTTGCTGGGATGAACTTTCTTGTCAGTCCATCTGAGCCTCTAAAGCTTTTATTTTCTTCATGAGGCTCTATGTATCTTTTCTTAACCCAGTGTGCACCCACGCCACCGGGGTTGGCGGTGCATCTTAAATACGTTGGAAGTTCTGGATTCGTAGTTCTAAGACGTGAAGCTAAATAGTTCCAACCAAACTCGGTTGGTAGATGTGTTATCTCATCAAAGCCAATCCAACTGTACGCTTGTCCTTGATAACGGTACACATCCGCATCACGCTCTAAGAATCCAAACTCGATCTTAGCACCGCTTGGAAACTGCCAAAGCTTTTCAACTTCTTTGAACTTAGCACCTTTAAAAGCTTTAGGGTACAGTTCACGAGATTTATCTATAAGCTCTCGCAGTTCCGGCATTGACCTTCTTAGTATCAAAGCTCTATGCTCTGAGAAGTGACAATACCTTAGTGGATCTATGAGCATCGCAAAGCTCTTTCCTCCACCTGCTGCTCCTCCGTAAAGTACATCTTTTTCAGAAGCAGCTAAGAAATCTGTCTGAGGTCCTTCGTTAGGCATAAACGCCACATGAGAACCTGTAGTGTCTAAATGTTCTTGTATCTGATCAGGAAGCTTTTTAGTTTCTGATTCAGTTAAAACATTAGACGTTAAAACCTTTTCTTCTTCTTTGAGTTCTTTTTGAACTCTTGCTAAACTTCGTGTTAGCTTTTTAACCTTCTGACTTTTCTTTGTAAGTTTCTTTTTAGCCTGTAAAGCTAACTTAAAATCTGAAAGTTCACTATTCTTTGGTCTTCCCGGTTTTAGTTTAGGAGTACCATCTTTCTTTATTATAAAGCTCCCATCGGGATTTGTCAAGTACTTTTCAGGATTTTTATCCCAATCTTCCATATATCTTATCTACGTATTTCTTTAATCCGGGTCTAGACATGCTCTTACCTGTCTCAGCTTCTAACCAATCTACACCAACTCCAAGACTTATTTCACCATGAAAAACTGCTTCAGCTACTTCTTTAAGGATAGATAGCTCATCAGGTATAGGTTTTAAATAGCCTTCGAAGTCGCCGTCCAACTCGTACCCAAAAGGTACGGTTGATGAAGTTCTTCGTATGTAATCGTCTGGTACAAACATCATTTTACTTTGCGATACTTTCTAACTTTTCTGGCAACCTTCTTGGGTTGTTTAACAAACTGCTTACCTTTCTTAGTTCCTTCTCGTTTAGCTTTCGTAGTAGCTCTATATTCTTCATCAGAGAGAGCTTTAATCGCTTTTTCAGGTAAGTATCTTTCTCCAGTTTCAGAAGACTTCTTTCCACTTTTAGTCCTCCACTTCTGTTTTGTCCAAGCCCTAAGACTTCTTTGACTTTTTGCTAGTGCCATATCTTACCTTACACCATTTTGTATAATCTCTCCAAAGCTTTGCATATGCTTTTCTAGCTTTTTCCATTATCTCGTTAATTCCAAAAAACATTTACTTGTAACCTCCTCCGGCTGCTTTGTATTCTTTTGCTAATAGCTGGGCTTTTCGAGCAGACCATTGACCGGGTTTACCACCACGAGAACCAGCCTTAATCTTTTCGAAAAGCCTCTTACGCATACTTGGCTTGGTGTAATTACCAGCCTCGTTAACTCTAGATTTTGTCTTGGTTGTCGTTTTCTTTTGTGTTGGCATGATTGAATATTTTCTCCCAGTTGTCTCGGTACTGCTGTGTGTAAAATCCCGGTCTAGGGTTAGCTCCCTTGCCGGTATCTGATTTCTTGTAGACGTGGTTCCTAAATGCTACAGGCTTCTCGTCTGAACCAATGGCTTTACCCATATATAGTCTACCACTTAACCTTGTCAGCCCAGTAAGCCGCTGACATTTTACCTTTAGCGATGTTCTTAGCGTGACGAGCTTTGAAACTTCTGCGTTTTGCTTTCATACGTTCTGATTCACCAGCCTTTGGCTTACCAGCAGTCTTAGCTCCTTTTTCACCAAACCTAATGGTTTTAATCTTATCACCTTCTTTAGCCACAACAATGTGTGACTTCTTAGGATGGCTAGGTGTACGTTTTGGTTTGTTGTAACCGGAAACACCGGCTCGTTCTAGTCTACTGTCTTTCTTTTTCATATTAGTGTACTGTTTAGTCCTAATGGACTATTCTATCGCTTTTTAAAGGTATTACATTTCCGTGAGCATTGTCGTTAGCATCCACATAGATGCTATCCAACTCACCCACAACAATAAGACCGTTCTTTGCTGCTGCTTCATCCGCTTTTTCAAACGTTTCAGCAATGATGTTAGGTCCTGCAAAAGTTGTACCATAGGCATCAAACTCAGTCAGAAATATCTTCATTATTCCTCATTCTCGAGGTCTTCATACTCTGCTTCGGAGACATCAATAGTCTTTTTCTCAGGTAAAATAAATATTCCTCCTGATACGTTATGGTCAACTAACACTCTATCCGTCTTGGCAACGCCTACACGGTCTAGAATGGTTTGAGCAGCTTGAAGCTTATTATTCGCTTGAGGTATGGGTTTATCTGAGTTCATAACCTCAATCAACTTAAAAGCTGCTGCGGGGGCTTCCCGAGCAAGTACGTCTGAGGCTAAATCGACTACTTCTTCTCTAAGACTTCGTAATACTTGATAGTGATTGCCAGATC